ACATACGGAGTAAAAGTTAACTCAGTACTAATCCCTCCTTCTAAAACTTTATAAATCTTGAAATTATCATTTAAAAATAACGCATATGATGAGTTTCCACTTATTTGTGTTGTTGTTGAAGTTGGTAACCTATCAGATCTAAAAACTAGTCTTGTACTATCTTCAATCGTACAATCATAACTGTAATTAGTGTCTGTCAAATATGATGGTGAATATACTCTAGCAAAAATACTACTTGTATTGTTTATGTTAAATAATTGTCCAGGTGTTGTTGTTGACGCAATAAGAGTACCACCTTCAATATTCCCAACATCAGTAACATAAGAAGGGTAAACTGATGGTGATATGTTTGTTGGGGGGTCAGTGGAATACCATAACCTCGATATAGTATTATATCCTGGTGTCCAATTGTATGCTCGTGGTGAATATACACCAGCAGGTGTTGTAAATGAAGCAACATTACGATTATCTCCAGGATAAGAAACAAAACCAGATTGTGATTTGTCTAAAGATGAATAATATTTCAACGAATTATTTGTAAATGCTGAAAACGATTGAAATAAAGGTAAAGTATTGAGTCCTGAAACAGGAGACGAAAATGAAGGGCGCAATAGGTAACGTATTAAGTTGTGGTGGTATATTTAAATAATAATTTCCCGTCACTTTAATGTCTCCTAATGGTTTTCCAAATAAAGGGGATATATCATACTCTATTCTTTGTTTTTCAGTGTATGGATCAACTCCCCTTACTAAAATCGCTATTTCTTTGTTATCAAAATTACTAACAATTTGTCTTGGTATTGCATTATATGTTCTATTAACATTTGTCCAATTCGCATAAGGTCCAGATGTCGGATTAGTCAATGACGAGTTTATTATAAAATCAGAATTACCCGTATCTATAAGTCGTTTAAGACGAATCCCAATATTAGGATTACTAAACGCACCACCTATTAATACCTTATATAGTGGTAAAAAGTTTTCTCTTTTTATATCATACACACCACCACTCGCATTTTGACTCCAAGACTGATTCAAATTGAATGCCGTGTCAACAGAACCATCATTTAATAATCTAACTATTTGATTTCTTACATTATTTCGGTACTCTGTAAAATCACCACCAACTAAAAGTTTTTCTACGTTATTTGCGTCTAAATAGTTATATATAACCCTCACAGTATCATCAAACCCGTCAGATAACGACAAAGATGTATTTGTAAAAGATTGTATAATATTTCCATTTTGTTGTGTTTTTACAATTCTACCAACATAAACATTTCTATAATAAGTAAAATTTCCACCTATATAGATGTCTCCAGTACCATCTAACGCCTGTTTTATTGTGTAAACATTTCCGTTAATTGGGTTTGTTTGTGTTAATTGTGAAGTAGTACTAAATGATGCATCTAAAGTTCCTGAAGAATTCAATCTTACCGCATATCTTCTATTTTGACTGTTAAAGGTTGTAAAGTCTCCCCCAACAAGAATACTTCCGTTTGTTTGTAATGAAACATCTCTTACGATATTATTAAATCCTGAACCAATATTCAAATTATCGTCAGCACCTAAAGGAGTTAAACGTAGAAGTCTGTTAACCGGAATCGTATTAAAAGAAGTAAAACTACCACCAACCAATACTTTACCATCAACAGGTTGTATTGTTACTTTATAAACACCCTCACCCGGTTGAAAGGCATTTGATACCGCAAATGTTGAATCCACTGTTCCATTAGTTTCTAACCTAACTAACGCATCTATACTTGGATTTCCATCATATTCCGAAAAATCTCCCCCGACAATAATTTTTCCGTCAGAAGGTTGTATAGCAATAGTTCTAACTGTATCATTAAACCCAGCACCAAAATTAAATGATGGGTCATAATCTCCGTTAGAATTTAATTTAATGATTCTAGAACACGGAGTACCATTATAAGAAGTAAATTCACCTCCAATATAATAATTACCACCTGAATCTATTGCCACAGTATGAACTGTATCATTAAACCCACCATCAAATGGTGTTTGAGATGCTGACGCCAAACCTTTACCCCATCTAAATTTCATACCGTGCTCATAGACATAATTTTGAAGTGGTCCATAAGCATTCAAATCAAGTAAAGGGAATAATTGAGCCATTGTACCCCCAGTAACTAACTGAAAATATTCAACACCAGCCTTATACTTATACGCCTTTTTTTGTTCAGTTAATTTTAATTTTAATCCCACAGTTGTGGCATATCCATTTGGTTGTGGGTTATAATATGTTATATATTTTTGTACTAATTGTGTAGGATTGTATAATGCATCCCCTGTTATTGAATTTGTTCCTAATTCATTTAATGTCGCTCCCGTTAAGTTAGGGTCATATATCTCATTCGTATTTGTAAATGATAATAAAGTTCCCGGATCACCCAAATTACTTAAAGTTCCTTGATCACAAACAAGTATTAGTGGTTGATCATAAAACGGCGCTGAGACATCTTCTGTAGTTGTATTAGGTATAAAATTTTTAATTGTTGTTTGTATTTTACCCCCAAAAGATGTTCTATAAGTATCTCTAGTATTTAATTGATTTAACCTTTGGGACCATGTTTGAGTAAACGATAAAGTTGCAGAAGGACTAATTTGACTAGGCCAAGTAACAACGGGTGTTTTATACAGTTTAAATTTATTATTTGATTTGTCACCTAAATACCCCGCAAATCCCTGTCCTATTGACGAATTTAAAGTTTCATTTGTAAAATCGTAATTAGGGTTTGTCGCATTGCTATTAGGATCGTAATTCCTTATGAGGTTTGCCATATAATTTTCATTATATTTACTATAAGTTCTAACACTATTACTATCAATTAAAACACTAAAATTTCCAGCATCTTGATATAAATCAATCAAATCGTCCCCTACTTGAATTATCTCACAAGAACAATTATCACAATCAGGATATGATAACATTGGTAAAGAATATCTTGCAAATGGATTTTGTGGCTCCATTAATTCTAATGCCCACTTTTCACAATTGAAAGCCTCTCCCCACCCAAGACTATCAAAAACATCATTTATTTTATAACATAAACTTACAATGTTATCATTCCAAAAATTGGCTAATTTATTCCATAACCTAACAATAATATCATAAAGCCAAGCAAGTACGTGTAATACAACAATGAAAATGTATATTAACGGATAAAATAACCCTAATGTGAAATACACAACAAAAAATATGATATCAAACCTAAATTGTGCATCATTTGTTGGAAACCTATTTGTTGTCGCTGTACAAGCCCTTTCTGTTATTTCTTTAATTCCTAAAATTCTAGATGGTATATATCCCCATTTCCATCTATCTATATGTCCCGATACTGTATAAACTCGATTATAATTAAATTCAAAAAATTTATCCTCACAATCAACCGCTTCTTGTATGATTTGTAACCCCAATGTGGTTCCCGTATCCCCATAATCATTCCAATCTAAACTAAACGCATATGACTTTCTTTGTAAATCTGTGTCATCAGGTTCATTTAAACTTGTAGATAACCAACCATATTCTTTTATATTTGGAACTAAATAATCAGCTCTTATTATTGTTGAACCTTGTGGGTCTTCATTTTGATATTGAATCCTGAATCTATATTTTGCCTTCGTTGGTATTCCAACCGTTGGATCGTTAGACAAAATTTGTTCTCCAAATTCGTTTGTTGTTATATAGTCAAGATTCATCGGCACTTCAACTAACCAAGTCCCGTTATCATCAATTATGTTACCACCATCCTCAAATTTATATTCTTCTAAAACAGGAAATCCAATAGAATCGCTATTAATAGTTTGTCTTATTGCTAAAATTTTTCCTGATTGCGTAACCATATCACAAAGAGCCCCTGTATTTAAACTTGGTTTACAACTTACCTTTAATTCGTCTTCATCAGAATTGCTAAATATAGAACCCATAAAAATTGCTTGTGGTGAAATTTCAATTCCTGAATCACGCAAATCAAAATCGACTCTTGTTATTCCAATTGTACAATACTCGTCATCCCCCCAAAAAGGATCAACTTCCACTTCTTTAACTTCATTAATAATTTGTGGAAGCATCGCTAAATTAGAATTAGCCCTGAATTGAGGTCCAGCAAATTGTCCTTCAACACCTATCCCCATTCTTATTAAATCTGCAGGTCTTTGTGAAAAACATCCAATGTTAGATATGTCCATATCCATAACAACACTTTGCATCCCTAAAGGAACACCAACAATCATAAAATCACCACTATCGTTTGTACGTACTGTGAATTTATAATATTTTTCATATATCTCTAATACTTCAGTTCTTGTTAATAAATCATTTCTGTCAGGAAAAGTTCCTGTAGGTGTATGTCCACCATACTCTTGTACATACGGTAGTAGATTATATCTGTAACCATCTTCGTTTTTATCAGAAATAGATTTGTAAGGATATAAAGTTGAGATAATTGGATCAACTTCGTCTTCAGTACTAAGGGGCACAAAAACAGAAATACTAACATTAGGTACTCCATACCCTCCGTTTGCAATTACCCTACCAGCAATCACACCATAATCGGCACAAAATTTAGTATATAAATCTTCTTGTTTTAATTTTAAAGACAAAATTTCTATCAAATCAAAATCTTGATCGATTTTCATTTGGATATTTTTGTCTGAACCTGGTTTCGCCTTGATTCTATAGCTTTTGAACATTTTTTTCTTTGTTGATAAATAGTTATTGACTTACTTTTAAAAAGTAATATCATATCAAACAAAATAAACAATCTTATGAAAAGTCGACTGTAGTAAGATTTTTAACTCTCACTTTTATGTCTTTGTTTGGGAATCGAATTTGATAAATTTGATCGGGTTCAGCAAAGATTGTACTATCAATAAGTTCTATTTCTTTAGTTGCAACACTAATATATCTTTGTGATGTTTCTGATGAAGAATATAACCCACCAACTTTATTGTAAATTTTCAAATCCGTAAGAGCATTTACCCCTGATATATTTTGAACAATTGTTCTTATTTCAGAAACATTAACATTTTGTCCAAGCTCTCTATTTGAAGGTAACATATAATTATTCACACTATTAATTACCTGTGTAATAACATCTCCTTGTGAACCAGGACTGTCAAGAACAATAAAAAATTCAAATTCTAAATCAATAACTTTAGCAACTTCAATCGAGATATAGTCGTTTATCATTCTATATTTTGACAAGTATGTTGCTAAATTTGTTTTTAGATTGTTAGAGACGGTTTGAGTTAAAACCCCCGTACTATCATAAGATAATATTTTTACTGAAATTTTATTGTTAACTTCAGATATAGCAACTTTAGCAGGTGCCCCAAAATTACCTGGCATTGTATCAATTAAAGATTTGTAATCATTAATAGTAACCGCCCTTTTTTGTGCCGAAAAATTATATGTCACCATATTTCTTACTTCTTCAACACTTGGTTGGTTTGCACCTCCAATTGCTGCGGTGACATTATTTACTCTCAACGATTGAATGACATTGTTGTTAATAATTTCTGATGGACCGTTTACCACAAAATCAACTAACCCAACTTGATTAATTGCACCAACACCTATGTTACTTGATAACCCACCACCTGTTCTATATTGAACAAAAAGGGTAGTGTTTGGTTTTACAGTGAGCCCAAGTCCTATATTATTTTGAAAGTTTTGTAATTTTAAAGGTATTCCTGTAGTTGTAAATTGTCTTAATTGTTCATCAGGTGTTACAGTACCCGCACCAAATTGGATTTTAAGAAATCCTTCAGGTGTGTATTCAGTTATGAATCTATTATCTGTTTTTATATATCTACCAACCTTTACCCCGGCTTCATCAACAGGTTTTGTTGGGTCTTCAATAAATACAGTATCTTCAACCAAAGCATCCACTTCATACCACCTATTAGTGGAACTTGCAAATTCAGAAAATGAGGGTGTAGCCTGATAAGTCGTACCTTCTTTTTGAATTATAGATGTTACTCCTAAAACATTTTTATCAGGTAAAAAGAAATTATAAAAAGGTATTACGTCTTGTGGATTAATTACTTTTTTAAAAACTTGGGTTGTACCATTAACCACAACTTCTCTTTTAGTTATAATATAACTTGTTACTGAATTATTATTACCGTTAAAAATCGGAACTTTTGTTCTATTAATAAATCCTTCTCTGTTAAATTGTGATGAAAAATCTATGTCGTACACTGTCTCAAAAGTGGTTCCTCCCCCATTAAATTGTGTGCCTGTTCTTAATATACCTAAATACCTAACATCTTCAGCATCCCCAAAAGCCGGTACTGTAATTGAAATGTCAACTATCGCAACAGAAGGTCTGAAACCAGGAACTTTAAGTCCGTAAGTTCTTGCAATATTAAATATAGACGATCTTTGTTGAGCATATTGTAGTACTGTTTCTTGTATACTTCTATCTATATGAAAATTTAAATTGTCTCCAATTGCTGCGTTTAAATCCATTAAAACGGAAAAAACCGATGCGTCATTAAAATTTTGAATTAAGTCGGGATAATACTGTCTTGTGTAATCAATAAGATCGTTTCTTAACCCTTCAAAATCTCTTTCAGTATATGATATTTTTCTATTTGCCATTCTATTATAAATTAATAATTATAAACTCTCTACTACCAAATGGATTGTTTTCATCTATGTATTCAATACGAATTTTTGCAGTATACTCCTCCGTGTTTGCACCTGGCACCCTATAAACAGGTATATCAAATTGTTCAGGTCTTAAATCACCAACCGACATTTCAGATTCAGTATAGGGTTCAACAACAACATTTTGTATTGTTAGATTTGGTATAAACTGTTTTACGGACTCTTCAATTTCTGTTTTAATACTATCAAAAGTATCTCCGTCAAGTGGTTCGAATATATACTCATATAGTCTTGTTCCAAAATTTGGTAAATAATACCTACTTCCTTTTCTTGTTAAAAGTAAATGTACCAAATCTGTTCTGATTTCTTCTTCGGTGGTTTCAGACAATGAAAGATATTTTCCAACTTGACTTTGTCTAAATGGAAAATTAATACCATATGTTATACCGTTTGCCATATCATATAAATATAATAGCTTAATATTTTATATAAATAAAAAAATCCTTACTTTCGTAAGGACTTTTTTAATACCATTATTTTTAGTGTTCAATTCAATTGGTAATTGAGTATAAAAACACTTACCTTCTTGACTTTGATATAATTCCCAAGCATATTCTTTAGTTATTGAAAATTCTAATCCTCTTTTTTTTGCCCCCCATTTTATATGTGAAAATTTAGATTGTGATAATTTCCCAACACCCTTATAATTATGTGATTTTTCAAATTTATTACCACACCCACACGACTTTGTATCACCTCTAGTTAATTCAGTAGACATTACTATTTTTTCATTACCACATTCACATTTACATAACCAAAAAGTACCTCTCCTTTTAGTAGGAGTGTGTTCATTTTTTTCAACTATTCTTACAACAGTTAACCTATTAAAAGTCTTACCAATTAAGTTTTTAGTATTATGATGCATAAATAATATGTTATGGTAGTTTATTATTTATCTATAAATATCTACCATAACATAAAAATTTACTATTCGTTAGTTTTTTCTTTTAGTATTGTATTACCCTTTTGAAAAGGTGGTAAATAACAACAATGTAAACAACCGTTACCACAACAACTTCCTCTTCTTTTATGATACGATTCCGTCATTACCATTTTTCCTTGATTATCATAATAGAAATCGCTTGGAAGGAGTTTGGGTTTAACAAACTCCTTAACAAACAATTCTTGTACCCAATCTTTAGACGCACCTAAATTCATTTTAATTATTTTTTCTAAGATTATAGAACGCCAACAATACTTGGTATGTTAACGTAACATTATTTCCCCACTGAACTTTCATAACTTATACAATTTCACACGCACCTCCCGCACACGCAGCTTCTCCTCGTAAGTCAGTGTTATCTTGTAATTCAACAACTTTGGTTAAATCAACATCTTTAAGTGCTGAAAGTAGTGTTTCAAATTGTTCTTTTGTACAATCTTCAAACGGTGCTTGTGTGTATGTTCCTCCATTATATGGTAATACAGATAATCCGTTATAGAAATCTCTATTGTTCCACATCCAATCACCAACTAAATCCCACTCATCCTCTTTGATTGAAACTGTTGCAGAAACGTTATGTGTGTTTTGTCCACTTCTGTGTCCTGGTTTAATCCACTCTTGTGATACTTTTTTCACACGTTCCAACATTTGAAATACTGATTCGTGTCTTACAATTGAACCCATTGGTGCTTTTTGTGGGATAGTAATAACTGCCGTATCGTGAGGACGGAAGAATTCATCTTCAATTAACTCAGGGTGATTAATTGCCAAGTAAGAATAGATTGATTCGTTTTTACCAACACGGATTCTTCTTAAATAATAATCGTTATGCCAAGCGTGAATTCCTGACGATGTACCTAACACCAAAGATGATGTTCCTGATGGTTTTACAGTTGTTGTTCTTGCTGATTTGTTAATTCCGATAAGTCCCGCAACTCTTTCGTTTTCTTCTTTTACGACTTTTGCTGCTTTTTTCATATCATAACCCAATACAACACCCGAACCAATACCAGTCATACCTACACCGATAAGAGCATCTTTTTCTGTTGTTCTTTTCCAAATATCACGAAGATAATGAAAGTCAGTATAACCCGCTTGAAGTGTTCCAATAAAAGACGCAGCTCTAACTCTGTTTTCAAAATCTTCTTGTGATTCGATGTCTGATGCATTTACTTCACACAGATTACAGAATTGGAAAGGTCTTAGT